ATAAGAGTTTTTTCTCTTTCTCTGAGATCCGCAAGTCTACTTGATACTATATCTTTATCACTTCTGAGTTTTAATACTTGCTTCTCAATCAAATTAAACATCTGATTAGTTTCGAAATATTCATTCCCTAAACGTTGTAGATCTCCTACGTATTTTTCATATTTACTATCCATATTAACTTACAATTTTTACATCAAGAGGAGAACTAAGAATGTGCTCGAGTCTCGAGAGTCTTGCTACTACCTCATCCATGTCCACATTTACCGTGGTAGGATTTTGTACATTTTGATTTGTATTGGTTTCGCTATTGCTGCTATTATCTACAATGCTTTCACTTGTTGTATTTTTCGAAGTATTATTCGATGGAGAATCTGATGATTCAACTTCTAAAGTCTCCGTTTCTAAAGGAGCAGGTTCTGCTGCCGGAGTAGATATTGGATAATTTTTAGTATCCATTTTAGAAAGTGATTTACTCACATCCGTGCTACTAGAAACATTATTCTGTGATTCAGATTTAGATTCAGTAATATTAGAATTTAATATATTATCACTAGAAACACTTTCACTAGTTCCTCCGTCAACATTAGTTGACATTTCAGTAGAAGAATTTATCTCATTAATCTGACTGTTATTAGTTTCAGTAATTAATCCTGGATCAGGTAATCCGAAATACGAGTATAGAGCAGACGCCATTGGACTACTTGTAGTAGAACTTGTCATCGCATTTATTGAACTCGATGATGTCGACGTGTCTGTATTATTTAAATTTGTAGTTGAACCTTGACTGTTTATAGATTCCTGAGAATTTATTGATGCATTTGAATTATCAACATTAGTATTCTCATTAATGCTTGGATTAATGCTTGATATATCCTCAGTATTAGTTATGTTTGTATTTTCTGTAGTGTTTGTCGTATTAATATTAGAATTAACAGGATTCATATCTACTCCTGCAACTGACATTCCTCCCTGTCCATTATCAACTAGATCATAAAATGAATTATCATCTGATGCTATATTAGTAGGATCAGATTCAAGCTCAGCTTCCTGTTCTATTTCTAAAGTTCTAGATTGTACGGAAGAATCGTCTGTTTCTACTATTTCAGCAATATCGTCATCTGAATTTATTGCATTATTAATTACAGAGTCTAATGGAAGCGGTGCTTCAGGCTCCTCATTTAATACATCAACAGCATCAACAGTTTCTTCTGGCAATTCTAAATCATTAATCGATTCTTGAAATTGTTCCTCTGGGGTATTATATTCAATTGCATCATTCTTTGCCTCATCACCTACACGTTCTACATGTTTAGCAAACGCAGCAAACAGTTCAGGAGAACTTAATAATCCTTTTGGATATGATTGTTTTATATTTTCATCTATGGAATAAGTGAAATCATTAAATTGTTCCTGGTCAGTAGATATAGTATTCCATATCTTGTCTTGAGTAGCAGGATCATATTCAACTAACTTACTACCTATCGCTCGGTTAAGCTGTACGATAAACATGTCAGAACCACGTTCTTTCATTTTAATCTTATCGGCTAAACGAAGTTTAGTAGATTCCACGATGTCTACTATATTCTTTAATTTAAATAATCGACGTATTCCTTTTTCAAAGTCATCGCCGAATTCTAATAAACTAGATGATTGGATTCGAAAGTTCTCTGAATTAATATGACTATTCTCTAAATATACAGAATCAAATGCTTCACGTACACCTAATTGAGTTGCAGTTGCAGCGAGACTAGGTCTAAGCTCTTCCCACTCAGCAAGCATATCCTCCTTTTTAGTAAGACGCTCTTGTGTTTTTGCAATGTCAATATCTGACCTATCTTGCCATACCTTTTCTAATGCTTCTGAAATAACGCTCAATTGAATGAATTTTTTATTATTTATTTAAGTTTCAGATGAGAAGGTAAACTTACTTCAAGCGGTCTAGCACCTTGGTTGTTTTTGCTCACTTCATTAACGCTAACGATGTCAGCATTATCCTTATTAATATCATCATTTACAATGTTTAAATATAAAGAATATTCTAAGTAAGGTAAGTCATAAATTGTTTCTAAGCTCTGGTTAAGCTTCAGCGACAAACGGAGACTAAGCTCCAATAAATTCAAAAAATCCAGCTGAAATAATGAAAATATCTTTTGTAGTGAAGCTTCCTCCCAAAAAAATATGGTCCTCCAATCTACTTTTACATTTTTCACATACTCCAGTTGCTTTATTTAAAGATACTTTTTTAATCATCTCTACAAACTTATGCACTGCTATGAATTTATCTCTTGACCAATCATTAAAACTCATGATAAGAGAGTTAATAGCTTCAGGAGTAAGGTTTCTCCAATCATTAAATAGGTATGGAATTACTTCATAAAAGGCATCATCAACAGTTTTACCTTTCGCTAACTGCTCTTTCTTATGTTTTCTGAAAGCATTTACGGTTCCACTGTTAGGAAGATAGAATTTAAATCTTTCTCCTAATTTATTTGCATCTTCAGGAATAATGAATGCTCTTTCATTCCTGTCATACCAATTCATAATAGATTCAGGAGTACTGTATCCGATTAAATTTTTACTTGATACTTGGATTCTGTTTATAGTTTGACATGAAGCATTCTTACATTTAAGATTTGCCATTAACTTATTCTCCTGGTTTGGAAAAGTAAGTTCGTATATTCTAAATAATAAGTGATATTTATCTACATCAGAATAATCATTGAAATTATATCTACCTCCTTTTAAGGATTTGAATTTTGCACACTTATTAAGTACGAAGTTGATTTTAGATCTAACGTCAATAGGATCTAATTCATCCATAGTAGACCAATGTTTAATTTCTGCAGTTTTAGCAGATCTAAGAAGAATTTCAGCATCGTCTGGATAAAACATTCCTTCCGATGGTAATAGATTTAAACTTAATAGCTTCCAAGGAGATTCCTCGGCTGCTGATAATTGATCATTCTGGTAACTCGATACCGTTCCTAATGATTCAACTGGATTTTGTCTTTCAACTACAGTTGCTTCTTCCACAGGTTTATTTACGCCATGTTTCGCATCTAATTTATCTAGATGAGATAACGCGTCATTTTCGTCAACATCATTCATGTATGTGATTGTTTTTTTATCTTATATCAAGAATGCCTGAACGGTTTTAATATAATTAAGAATTTATAAATTGAGAGAATGTCATTGCTAAGTTTTTAGCTTCAGTTATACGCTCCATTGTGTCTACATATATTTCAGTACTTTCCAATGTTTCTGGATCTCTTACGAAAGCTGTAATTTTATGATTACGGCGATCTACTTTAATTTTTTCTAACTTACCTACTACAGTACGACCTTCTTCTGAATCAATAAATGAGTTGATAATTTTACCTCTAATACGATCTCCTAGTTTAAAGAAATGCTTAATGATGTTTACTTGAGAATCAAATTCACTAATTCCTGTATCACCATTATGTGACATATCGCTCAAAGGCAATAATTTAATAGAAATTCCTGGAGTAAATTGACTTCTTCCTGTTGTGAAATTAAAGTCTCCTTTTGCTCCATAGAAAGGAAGCCCTCTCATGTTATCTCTATTTTGAAAAGCAGTAACTGCTCCTGTTCCTTCGTTAATTTTAGACATTTACGAATGTTGATCTTTTTCTATGTCCGAATATAGCATACGATACTGGAGCTGCAACTGTTGTTCCAGCAGCATCAGTCCATTCGAATTTATGTAATAATACTTCTACATGAGGATTTAATATCAAATAGTCAGTAGGATATACTACTGCGTTTGCATCGTCATTGTCCCATGCCCATATTTTAATAAAAGATGCTGCAGGAATCGTTACGAATTCCATTCTGTATATCGGACCATTTGAATTTCCGATCTTATCAGCAGCAGTAGTTCCTCCAATTTGATCATATCCAAGAGTTGTCTTTTGTCCTGGTGCTAATATTCTCTTATCAGTACTTACAAATTGCAATTGATATGTACGCTCAGGTGCTGCAATAGATGCATGTTCTAAGTTAATAATTTCTGTTCCGCTATTCATCATAATTCTATTATATTTTTTATTCTGGAGTAACTCCGTATAAAATTAGTCCTTTTACATCTACTTTAAACAGTGAGCTTGGACTTGTTATCTTTATTCTATTTATTAAATCCAATGGGTCATTTGATCTAGGATTAGTAAAGTGTGCATAGAAATTATATAAAGGCATATCAACGAATACTCCAGAAGCAACAGTTTCTACTGAAATAGTTACTTTTTTATCTGAAATAGCAATCTCATCACCATTAATATCTTCACTCGGATATGTAATCTGAAGCATTATGCCTCTTACATAATTAGTATCTGCAGTTAATTCAGTTAATGGAAGAACTGTTGAGTTATCAAAAAGAGTAAGATCTCCTGTTAATGGAATATTTAAACTTACACATGTATATCCATCAGTTGGAAATGCAAAATCCCCCATACAAAATTGTCCAGTGGTTTTATCTGCTTCTACTATTTTGAAACATTTATCATCGAATAATTGTAATGTTGGTTGGATTCCTGCTCCACTGTTACAAATATTACTTAATTGTGGTATACTCATGCTTGTTCATTATTTTCTTTTTCTATTCTTCGTGCATCCTGTCTTCTAGCTTCTTGTCTTTTAGCTTCAAGCCGTCTTGCATCTTTAGGATTCAATGGAACTTTTACGCTTAATTCCTCTTTTACGCTTTCTTCCTTAGTAACTAATCTGTCAAGCTTGTCATCATATTCTTTTAATCGTTCAAGACGGTCGTCAATGATTTCTTCTTCTTCAGGTTCAACAGGAGCATCTTCAATAGTAGGTTCAGGAACCGTATCAATAATAGGAGTATTTTCTTCTTCAGAAATTTCTTCTACTTGTTCTTTAGCATTTGCTTCAATATAAAAATGCAATGCAGTAAGTGACATAATAGGTAATGTTCCACCTTGAATTAATGCTAATAATCTTTTATGATCAATTGCATCCCAATCTTCAGTAATAGGGGCTAATAACTCATTCCATGATTTAAAGATCACTCCAGCTTCATTAATAAATTGATATTCATAGAATACATTTCCAACTACTTGAATGAACGTAACAATCCCGAAAAGAATCCAGATAGATGCTTTTCCAATATTTAAAGTTGACGCAGAAACAGAAGCTAATGCGAAAATTTCAATCGCTACAGATAAGAATATTGCCCATGATGCAGGATTTCCAATACTATACCAAGTTACAACATGACTAATCGACATAATTACCACCAATAATATTGGCAGTAAAAATGAATTCTTAATTATAAGTGATTTATTCTTAGTAAACCAATTAGTCATTTGCTTCTATCTTATTTTTAATTTGAGATAGACTAGTTTTACCTTTATCTAAATCATCTTCATAGATTAGGTAATTTAACATTACTTTCTCCATTATATTTTCTACTTCTAATGCATCAACAGTCTTATTCTCTAAAGATATGATAACATTTTGAAGTGAATCAACTTTATGAGAGATTGAAATATTATGCTCGGTCATAGCTTTGTTAGTTTTTCCTATCTTTTTCGATGTACATCCTTTTCCTAAAAATAGAGATAAGAACAAAATCGCTAAGATTTGCCATGCGTACTTTTTAATTGTTTCTATAAATTTCATATTGTATCTTTTTATTATTTATCTTCAAATAAACCTATTTATTAAGTAGGTTATTCCAGTAAATAGTGCTCCTAGTGTCACTACGCTGTATATAATGTCATAAATCAAACGTCTTCCGTTATATTTAGTGACTGCAAATGATATCTCCACAATGTATCCATAAAATTCTTCGCTGTATACTCTATCATACTCTGCTTTTATTGAATCTAATATTCCTTCATTCTGTAGAAACTCAGTATATTTTCTTATTTTCTCTCCGACGAACTTTAATTCGACATTTTCTTGAGCTTCATCATCAGAATATAAAAGTAATTCTGGATTCAAATTTACTCCGACATACATTTTGTCTTTCTTTAACTTGATGTCAAGTGCTGCAAGTTTTCCTTCATCGTTTAGTTCAGCGAGAATGCTAGCGAACTTTCTTGACTGAATTTTCTCAACGATCATCCCTTGAATAGATTCGTAAATATTCTTAGGATTTAAATAGTCTATTATTTTCATATTTCAAAAATGTGATTTAATGATTCCTTAAAGTTCGGATGCTCTTCTAGAATCTTCGATTTAAGATCTAATCTTATTTTTCTAAGTTTAGTCTTAACCGTGTTTTCATTGATATCATACCTAGTTGCGATAGATTTAACTTTATCTTTCTTAAGCATTTTATCAATTGCTATATTTTTAAGCAGAGTATCAGGGATTCCGTTAATTTCCGATACTGTGATATCATATAATGATTGGAAATCATCCTCTACATTACTGAAATCATCTGTCTCTGGTGAATTAGAGATAGGGTCTGCACTATCTTCTATACTGACACATTTAGTTTTCGATTTAACATGTAAGTAAAAAAGTGTCTCGTTTCGTGCTATTGTATAAATCCAAGTAGTGAATCTTCCACGTTCGAAATCAAATTTAGATACATTCTTAAAAATCTTCTTTAGTGTCCATTGTAGAGCCTCATCTGTATCTATATTGTTTTTACAATATTTCCAGATATGATATCTGAGCTTAGGATAGATTAATTCAGCAAGTTCGTTTTTCTCTCTTTCGGTAATACTGTCGTCGGTAAATTTAATTGCAATTTCTTGAATACGCTTATTCGCGATTCGATTCTTTATTTCAAAGCCCATATATTAAGATTGTTTTTTTATATTATGCAAAGCATTCTTCTTCCGACTAGATAGACTAGATGTTGTACATACGACAGATGGTCGATGTATGTTAAGGGTGTTAGGCTACTGGTTTGGTGTCTGGCGGTTTTGCATAATATGGATTTATTATACTATATTTATGTGTTACTTATTAAAAAAATTATTTTTAAGCGCTCTCATATGATCAAGAGTGTCTATATTAAACACATCTTTTTTAATATCATTACGCTTGTTTGGATTTTGTTGATTTGCGCCGTTCATCCGACGTATTTCATTAAAGTCCCATCCTGATTTTTTTTCATTTGTATGTAGGTTAAATATTTTCTCTGTTAATTCCTTTCTATATCCTGCAGGAGTTCGCTCGAATGTTTCTACTGCAATATCCCAAAACTGGCTTGATTCAAATACTGCGCTCGTGTTAACACAAGTCATAGCTAAATCATCATTTCCATTCTGTCCTCTATATACTCCACCCTTAGATCTTCCAAACGACATTAACTCGTCAATTGTTACTGAATCGTTAGGGATAATTCTATTTATAGTAATCATATACTTAAATTTCTCACAATATTTAATCTTATTTCCTGGTCCTAATTTTAATCCAGGTTTAAATGACTTAGCCGATTGAGTATGTTTCGTTGAAACTATTTGACCCGACCAGTAATCGTTATTTGCTTTGAATCTATCATGGATAATATCTCCCTTATGATTAAGTTCGATTACCATTCTAGTTTGATCAGTGTTAAATATGTCGTAGACAATATGTTCACATGCCGTGGCGAATTGATCTATATCAAGCTCATTAGATCTTAAGTAACCAATTTGGACTAACGATATCGCATCTAATTCACTCTTAACTAAGTGTTTCTTTTTAATAAGTTCTCTTACTGGAAGTGCCACTACTTTATAGATATTTAGAATAGAGTAATCACCCCCAACACCATCCGCAGTATCAATACTGAAGACATAGTTTGTTGGATCAATTCTAAAATCATCTTGAGTTCTGAATGCGTAGTTCTTGTGGAAATTTAAACAATCTCCAATATATGCTAATTCTTCTTCAAATTGCATGCTAGTTAATTCATAATCTGATTTTATAACGTCTAATCTCTTTAAATCTTTTGAGTTAAGTAATAATTTATCTGAAGCAAAGAATTGTAAACCATATTCCTGATTAAAATCTTCTACAGATCCTAAATCGGCAATAACTGCTTGTTTCCATGCGTCATCTCTTCCTTTAATTTGCCACCAATCAACTCTCATTGGAACGTATCTTGATTTACCATCAACTGCATCTTTCCAGATTTCCCAGAATTTATTCTTACCGTTCGGTGTAGAAGTTAATATGATCTTTCCTTCTGGATCGGCAGTAACAGTAGGGAAAATTGCTCTATAGAAATCATTCAAATTGGCGTCGTTAATATGCGCAAATTCATCTACGTATAATAAGTTAACCGTTAAACCAATACCAGATTTCTTTGTAGTTGTACGTCCTACTAATCTACTCTTAGAATCAAATCTAACATTACTTGAATTAATAGAAGTAATTCCAGGCTTCATAAAGAAAGGAAGTCCCTCCATTGATATTTTAAATTTCTCAATAAGTTCTTTTGTTGTAGTAAAGTTATCGGCAACACATAGTGCTGTTTTCTCTACTTGGAATAATAGATACCATAGCATAAATATCGCAGAAGTAACAGTCTTACCAGTCTGTCTACTTGCCATTAGAATGTTTAACTCGTGATCTCTATATGAATCTATAATTTGATTCTGAAAGTCCCTTAGACCTCCTGCCTTGTTCACTCGCATCTGTCCTTTAGGTGTTCGTATATCGCAATAGTTTTCTGCGAAGTAATGAACATCTGCTTTACATCTCGCAAGTATC